GTTTTTTTTGGAGTTAAAGGGCGTGCAATCTCTGATAAATACGGCTTTTGGGTTTATCTGATACCCGAATACCACCGAGGAACGGACGGTGTACACGGCAAGAACGGACACAATCTTGACATTGAATTAAAACAGGCTTGTCAATCCGCATTTGAGCGAGAACACAGCCGACAGGAGTTTATAAGGCTGATTGGAAAAAGCTATTTGTGAGGTAAATATGAAAGAATTAACGATAGACGGAACACCGATTGCAAAGGGCAGACCGAGGTTAGGCAGATACGGCACATACACACCGAAAAAGACACAGGAATATGAGGAATACGTCAAAATGTGTTGGGTGGCAAAATACGGCAGTATACAGCCGTCAGAACAACCGTTAAAAATGAACATAGTATTTTATATGCCAATACCAAAAAGCTATTCTAAAAAGCAAAGAGCGGAGATGTTGGATGGCAGAATAAAGCATACAAAAAAGCCTGATATTGATAATTTGATAAAGTCGGTACTGGATGCCTTAAATGGTTTGGCGTATGCAGACGATAGCAAAATAATTAAAGTGGCTGCGGAAAAACAGTATTCAGAAAAGCCGAGGACAGAGTTAAGTATAAAGGAAGTGAGCGAATGAACGACAGAGAATATATAGTTTTTTACCGACATTTTTATGAAGCAATTAAGTTGTTGCCTAAAGACGTACAAGCGGATTTGTACAATGCGTTTTTTACATATTATTTTACAGGCAAAATATTAGAAATGGACGATACAACAAAGAGCTTTTTTATTTTAATGGTATCGCAAATGAACGAGGAGAAATAACATGAAGAATAGTTTTGTTTTGTACAACGAATATAAAGAACAGTTTGAACTGTTGTCATATGAAGAAGCAGGACAACTCATCATGGCTATTTTTGAGTACACCGAAACAGGTGTAGCACCTGAATTAAGTGGAATGGTGCTGATGGCTTTTGCGTTTATCAAAAAACAGCTTGACCGTGATGCTGAAAAATACGAAAAAACCGTTGAAAAACGCAAAGAAGCAGGAAAAAACGGCGGAGCACCAAAGGGTAACACCAACGCACAAAAACAAGCAAAACAAGCAAATGGTTATTTTGACAACCAAAAACAAGCAAAACAAGCAAATGGTTATTTTGATGAACAAAAACAAGCAAAACAACCTGATAATGTAGATGTTAATGTAGATGTAGATGATGATGTAGATGTAGATGATGATGTAGATGTTAATGTTGATGAAGATGTTGATGTTAATAAAAAACATAGTTATCAGCTAATAGCTGATATGTATAACGCCACTTGCGTGACGTTGCCTAAGTGTACCACGCTTTCAGAAAGCCGGAAGAAGGCTTTAAGAGCAAGGCTCAATCATTATAGCATTGATGATTTCCAACGATTGTTTGAAAAAGCCAACGAAAGTAGTTTTTTGACCGGAGCGAATAATAATAACTGGACTGCTAACTTTGATTGGCTGATAAAAGATGCCAATATGGCTAAGGTGCTTGACGGTAATTATGACAATAAGCCGAGAGCAAGCGGAGGCGGTAGTAGTGGTAATCCGTTTATGGATATGTATTACAAGCTTAAAGAGGAGGAGGAGAACAATGACGAAAGCGGATACAGCAGCGATTTTGGCAGTTTTTAAGACTGCTTATCCCAGATATTACAGCGGAAAAACAGAAGATGAAATCGGGAAGGCTATTAGCTTATGGCACACAATGCTTGAGGAATACCCGGTTGTGCTTGTAAACGCTGCTGTTAAAGCTTTGATAGCAACAAGCCCTTATCCACCAACGATAGCGGATGTCATTTCGAGAATTGGACAGCTTACAGCGAAAAAAGGATTATCCGAAGTTGAAGCGTGGGGACTTGTTAAAACAGCGATTAGGAATAGTGCTTATCACTCAACCGAGGAGTTTGACAGACTGCCTGACGATATAAAAGCCACAATCGGCAGTGCTAATGTGCTCAGAGAATGGGCATTGGCTGATGATGAGAGTACAGAAACGGTGATTGCAAGTAACTTTATGAGGAGCTATAAAACGAAAGTCAAAGAGCGAAAAGACTTTGAGGCTATACCGACATCGGTCAAGGCTTTGTTAATAAAAAATAGCGAAAAATTAAGCTTGGAGGTAGGACAATGAATAAAGTTATCTTGATGGGGAGATTAACAAGAGATCCCGAGGTTAGGTATTCGCAGGGTGCAGAACCGAAAGCGATTGCCAGATATTCACTTGCGGTTAATAGACGATTTAAACGTCAGGGCGAACAGGATGCGGATTTTATTCCTTGCGTTGCCTTCGGTAAGCAGGGTGAGTTTGCAGAAAAGTATTTAACAAAAGGTCAGATGATTTCGGTTGTAGGACGTTTGCAGGTCCGGAATTGGGACGACAACAACGGAAACAAGAGGACTACGATTGAGGTTGTCGCAGAGGAACAGTACTTTGCCGAAAGCAAGAAAAGCAATGCAGGAGATGGCCGGAAACGTGAGAATGACGGCATCGGGGAAGGTTTTTACCCAATAGACGATGACGTTAAAGACGACGATTTGCCGTTCTGAGGTGATTGTATGAATATTTATTATGTTACTTGTGCCGGAGATTGGCTTAGTAAGTATTTAGTTAAAGCGAACAGTAAACGTGAAGCAATAAATTTAGTATTTGACAACTATTTTAAGCCGATAAATGCAATAAGAGCAAGGGAAAACAAAGAAGCAAAACAAAGATTAAATATGTTGTTTACTAAAAAGGATTTGATGTTTGAAGCTGTTGAAATAAATGCACTTATCAACACAAACAATAATGCTGTTTTATGCTTAGATGAGGAGGAAATGTAATGATAGTCGATAGAAGTGTATTAAACGGATTACAGGTTGTTGCAGAGGGTTACAAGATTTTTAATTATGATTGGACAGCAAATTACGGAGATAACTATTGTTATGCCGATAAAGACGGCAATGTGGAAGGTGTTGTACATAGACAAGAGGGATTTCCGAACAAGTGCCACAATGGCTTACATTTTTGCGAAAATCCGTTAGATTGTTTTAACTATTATCCATTTGTGCAATGGAATAAATTTGCAAAGGTCAAAGGATACGGGGCTATTTCAAGGGATGATAAAGACAGCAAAGTTGCTGTTGAAATACTGGAAATAGTAAAAGTTTTAAGTTTCGAAGAATTTGTTAAGGAAATTAAGAGTTATAGCACTACAAGCATAAGCAACTGCTACGGCATAAGCGGTAGCTCCGGCATAAGCGATAGCTGCGGCATAAGCGATAGCTGCGGCATAAGCTACGGCCACGGCATAAGCTACGGCCACGGCATAAGCGATAGCTGCGGCATAAGCGGTAGCTGCGGCATAAGCGGTAGCTGCGGCATAAGCGGTAGCTCCGGTATATTTAATTGCTATTACATCAAAAAATGCGGAGGTCTTGCATATTCGATTATGTGCATTAACGAGACTGGCAGATATAAATTGTTTAACTCAGATATAGGCAGAGAACGATTTAACGAAGTTGAAGAAAATATAAGAGAATATGTAGATGGATGGTATCCGAAATTTACAAACGCTTTTGATTACTACGAAAAGGAAAAGAAATGGGAATGTGTTCCCGCACCGAGAATTGAGGGTGTAGACGATAAAACAGCGTATAAAGATATGCCGGAGAAACTAATTGAGTATTTTAAGAGCTTACCGGAATTTGATGCAGAAATATTTACGGCTATTACAGGAATTGAGGTTGAGTAAAACTCTTTAAGGATGGAGGAAAATGAATGATACACATAATAGATAAATTTTATGTTGATGGCGGAAATTATGATTTTACACTACTTAAAAAAACAAACAGTGTAGACAAGAAAGGAAATACCATCTATAAACCACTTGGATATTATTCTAATATCGCTAATTGCGTTGAAGCGGTAAGAAAAATAAAGTGTAGGGAATTAACAGCTAAAGAAAATATAGAGCTGTATGAAGCTGTAACAGCCTTTAAACAGATAGCAGAAGAGTTGGCGAAAGCAACGGAGGGATTAAAGTAAATGACATCAGCCGAAGCAAGAGAAGCAATAGAAGTTTTAGAAGTGGCAAAGGCAGAGATTGAGTGGAGTTATCCACTCGACTATGCCATAAACATTGATTTAGCAATTGAAGCGTTAAAAAAAGAAGTCAGTAAAAAGCCATATTTACAACAGGACGAGCAAGAAAATGACTGTTTAGAATGTCCGAATTGCGATAGTTTTATAGGATATTCTTACGACTGCAAAGATGAGCACTATCAAATAAATTACTGCCCATACTGCGGACAGAGGATTGATTGGGAGGAAGAGAAAATGACTAATTATGAGAAATATAAAGACGAAATACTTAAAGCTTTATTTGTTATTGGTAATGTTGGGTTAAGTAAAGAAAATCATAAAATTACCCGTTGTGATGATTTAATATGTGAAAAAAACTGTGGTTTGAGTATAGATGAATACGGTAACTGTCCTCCTGAAAGTATTCAAAATTGGTTAGATTCTGAATATGTTGAACCCAAAAAAGAAGAAGTTGACTGGTCAAAAGTTCCGATTGATACAAAGATTCTTGTGAGCGACGATAAGATAAATTGGTATAGGAGATATTTTGCCGGTATTGATAGATGTACTAATGAGCGTTTAGCTTGGCTTGATGGTGCTACCAGCTGGGCAAATCGCTCTACAAGGGCATGGAAACATGTTAAATTGTACAAGGAGGACGAAGAATGATTAAAATAGAGAATATTAATGTTTACGGCTGGGAACCTGCTATTAGAGGAATGAGAAATCCTCTAAATAGTTGGGAAAAATCCGACAGTTGCGAGTGCTCCATCGAAAAGATGGAGTACTCAAAGTGTTTAACGTCTTGCACCGATAGCGAGATACCCGAAAAGTGTATAAACTGCAAGGGCGTTTACTTAGGCAAAAACGATTTACAGCTTATGCGAACACTCTCCAAAGCAGGAAATGACCACGCAAAATTCTTAAGAATGATTGTAGTTACGATGGATATTACAGCACCACAATTCTGGTGGGCAGAAGCTGACACTTACAAAGTCGGAACTGTTAGAAACTCATGCAGTAAAATGCACCGTATCCATTCAAAAGAGTTTTCGCACAATGATTTTTCGCACGGGGCGATATATGAAATAGCTTATGCAAAAGATGTTTTTATCAAGGTTAGATCTGTTTGCGAAGGACTGCGAAAAGACTTTAATGAGACAGGCAATAAAAAGTATTGGAGAGCGTTAATCGAGTTACTGCCTGAAGGTTATAATATGCGTGCTACTGTACAGTTAAATTATCAGGTCTTAAAAAATATGTATTTTTCCCGAAGAAATCATAAAATTGATGAATGGCATACATTCCGTGAGGAAATAGAGAGATTGCCGTATTTTAAAGAAATTTGCATTGAACCGATGGAGTGATAACAGATGTCGAAGTTGAAAGAAAAAACGGCGAACAGAGCAGTTTATTATAAAGGAGTAGAGTTATGACGGACATCGAAAAAGCGGAGTTAAAAGCAAAATTACAAATGATTTATGAGCATTACGGCAAGCATCAGTTTACAAAATGTTTAGAAGAATTACAGGAGCTTATAGAAGCAATTAATTTATACATAGTTTCTGGTTATTCGGAAAATCTCAAAGGCCACGTTATTGAGGAAATAGCCGACGTTTGGATTATGATTACACAAATCACAATGATGTTAAAAGCTGAAAGAGAAGTTGACGAGTATAAAAAATACAAGGTTGAAAGACAGTTAGGAAGGATGGCGTTGGAATGAAAAGAGCGGAGATATTAGACAGTGCAAAGGAGATTGTGACCAAAGATAGGGAAGAACAGTACGGAGCACCAGAAGATAATTTTGCTATCATTGCCGAATTATGGACAAGCTATGTAAAAGCAAGATGTGCACCTAACAACGCACTTGTTGATATAAGTCCTGCCGATGTTGGGGCTATGATGATTTTGCTTAAAACAGCGAGGATTGCAGGCGGCAGCGAAAAAGCCGATAATTTTATTGATATAGCCTGATATGCGGCTTGTGCTGGCGAGTTGGTGAGTAAAAAGAACGAGTAAATAACGGCTGCACACAAAAGTGCAAAGGGGGGCTACTTAATGCCGGGAATAAGAAGAGACGATATTGTATTTATAAGAGCATTAGCCGACAGTAATTTAAATATGACAAGAGCGGCTAAAAGCATATCTTATAGTTATAACGCCGTCACATGGCACAGGAAAAGGATAAAGGAAAGCACCGGATTAGACCCATGTAATTTTTATGACATGACAAAGCTGTTAAAAATGATTGAGGGTAGGTGATAGTGTGAAGAATGCAAATACTTATCTTAATCAGCTCCGGCTATTAGATGTGCAAATACAGCAAAAGGAAAAAGAACTCATTAGGCTTAGAGAAGATGCGGAAAGCATAACGGCAAAAGTCGGCGAAAGAGTACAGGCATCAACAAGTGATAAATTGGCTTCAGATGTCGCAAATGTTGTAGACATAGAAACAGAAATCAGCAGAAAAAAAGCGGAACTGATAATTACAAGACACATTGTAATTGATAAAATACACGAGCTTAAAAATCCGATACTGGTTGAGATATTATATAAACGCCATGTCGAGTACAAGAGCTACAAAGAGATTGCCGCAGAGCTTAAATATAATGTGTCATATGTACGTCAACTACATTCAAAAGCGTTAAATTTACTATAAAAAATGCCCCGGGAAACCGGGGCTTATTTAATTTTCAGTTAAAATAATTATCAACCTTTGTTTTCAAATCGTCGGGTAATTCGTTGTAATGATTACGCATTACATTATAAGCCCAGTTTTTGCCCTCAAAGCAAGCAAATTGTAAAGTATGGATTATTTTTTGTGATGCTATATATCCGGGAAGCAATGCGGGCATCGAATCAAGATCGTTTTGTTTGCCTACAAATAATCTTGCTAAGTCAATATGACTGCGAATGTATCTCGGGTATGTCGATGGTATGTAATCAGGTACACCTGTTAAACTGCAAATGCCGTTCTTAGGAAGCGAATTAACATAGTATTCAGTCCATTTTTTGTTTATTGTATCGTCAATGTTAGGCGTTAAAAATATTATATTCGCTTTTTCTTCTTTTACATGTAGTTGTGACAATAAATTTTTTATATCAAAATTTAAAGTACCTTTTTGCAGGTAAATAAAAACTGCTTTTGCGAGCTTATCGTCAACATTGCTTATATAATTGGATAGCTGTTGCATATAGGTGTTGTGGTGTTGTTCGTATTTTGGGTAATTGCCGCATATATATAACATCTTATCATGTATTATGTGTGGTGCAATGCCGCTTGTTCGGCTTTCTGATTGGATTGTACAAGGAATAGAACAACGCTCATTGTTGATAATCATTGCACCGATAAAATTTCCGTTATCGGATAATAATACACCGATGTGCGGAAGTATACGAGTGTGAGCAACAGGGATAATCTCTTCAAGGTTAAGCAAATCGTGTAAATCTAAAACTTTATCGAAATTCATTTTACTTATTCCTCCAAAAAATAGGGGGCGATATTGCCCCCCTTAAGGTTATTCTCCCCAGCCATCTAATGTACAAGCGTTTCCGCAACCATCTTCCCAGCCATCACTAATGGGGTCTTTGCCGCTATCTAATAGTTTAAAACAATATTGCATATTCTCAATATCCCCGGGATATACAGTGCCGAGGTATTCGTTCCTGTTGTACACTTCTAAGCAATGCAAGTCTTTATCCCAGTGTTTTTCGTATACTTCAATGCCGTTTTCAAATTGCCAATCTTTCATTTAATCGTCTCCTTTTTTATTGTTATTCCTTAATCTTAATATTATTTCTCCCAGCGTGCCTTGTCAATACTTTTGATGTGTTCCGCTTTTGGGTATTGCTTGCATAATTCGTTGTATCTTGCTATTGCTTTGTTGCATATTTCATTTTTGTGCCTCCTTACTTAATAATCATTGGATTGAGTTATATGTTTTAATATCTTTCTTAACATCTGTTTTTGCATCTTGATTTCGGTGTAGCTATTAAGTGCATCGTATTTACGCATTGTTAATGTACCGCTGTCTATGTCGCTATATTCTTGCCAGATAGTAAGATCGCTACCGCTATAATCTGTGATTAGCATTGTACTATTAGTACCATCTAATACTTTTTTAAGAGCTTTCATCACTGCATTTTGTGCGGTTTCCGAGTTACGGCAGATAATACAATCTTCCGTATAATCTCGGTTCCCGAAAAAGTTTTTGCGTTCGTATCTTAATGTAATTTTCACGCCTATTCCTCCTCTCAAGCTTCTACGTAATAAGTAATATAACAATACTGTGTGCTGTTAGGATTGTGTCTTTTTATTGTGTACCCCTTGCCGAATCTGCCGTTATACTCTTCTTTAACTTCCTGATTAACTCTGATGTAGCCTCTTGTTAATGATGTGTGATGTTCTCTGTAGTTTTTCATGTTTTTTCTTCCTTTCTTTTGATGTTTTCTCTTGTTTTCTCTTCTATGCTTTCTTTTTCTCTCGTTTTTTCAACTTTCCTTAACTTATGAGCTTATTGTAATCTATACAGGTATAGATTGCAATAGGCACAATTGCTAAATATACAAGTATAGATTTATGCAATATTGCTATACAAGTATAGACGGCAGAGATATATAATGTAAGCAGATATACAGGGGGTGAGATAATGGCGAGATATACAGAGGCACAAGCGGAAGCAATCAGAAGACATAGGCAGCTCTTGGATAATATAACGGTAAGCGTACCCAAGGGCGAGCGAGACAAGTACAAGCTTCAGGCGGCGGCGGCAGGCATGAGCCTAAACGCTTACATTATTAAGTTAATGGACGATGACCGGGAGCGATTAACGGAGGCAATAGAGTTATTACAAAATATCAATAATTAATTAGGTAGGCGGCAGAAATGCCGCTTATTTTTTTGCTGTGCTGCGTTATAATGTAGCAATAATTAAGACAGTATTAAGATATAACATCCAACGGATGCCGTAAATTCGGGCTTTTTCGGCGGCGTTGTATATCTTTTGTATATCTTTTTGCAGATCGAGCGTTTAAGGTGTTATTTTGGCAGCTTTTTATTTTTTTGAGTGCCTGACAAATAACGCAAAAAGACCTAACAAAATCTAACACAATAATAACACAATCTAACATCATGATATGATACTATATTAATGTAATATATAGGCGTATAAAATACATTTCCCTTTCATTTTTATTCTTTGCCCGGACTGGTAAGCCGGGCTTTTTTATTGGCAGGAGGTGAGAACATGAGAGCGTCAGAAAAGAAAGCAATAAAAGAACGGTTGTTCTGTAAAGAGTACATAATTGACTATAACGGTACGAGGGCATATGGTGCCGCATATGGCGAAGAAGACAAAGGCAGGTGCAACAGTAATGCCCGTAACTTGCTCAAACGTAAGGACATACAAGACTACATCAAGGAGTTGCAGACGGAGCGCAACAAGCGGCTACAGATAACGCAAGACGATGTATTGAGAGAGTTGGCGGCGGTCGGTTTTTCCAATATCTGTGACTATGCGGAGGTTGACAAGAACGGCAAGCTTAAGTATATACCCACGTCAGAGATAGATCCAAGCAAGCAGGCGGCTATCATGTCCATTAGGCAAGACAAGTACGGCATGACTATAAGGCTGCACGACAAGCTTAAGGCGTTGGAGACATACGCTAAGATGGCCGGCTGGCTTACTGATAAGCAGGAGGTTACAGCAACGGTTACATATGAGCAGTTCTTGAGCAAGCAGGACGGCGAGTATAATTATGACTGATAACATGATTAATATATACAATGCAAGAGAGTATATAAGCCGATTTTTACACATTAGGACTAAGGATAATAGGATTGTTCCGCTTCGGCTCAACGAGCCACAAGAACGATTATACAAGATAATTGGTAACGAGGCACGACAGGGCAAGCCAATACGATTAATCATTCTCAAGGCTCGACAGATGGGATTCTCGACGCTGACGGAGGCATTAATATTCCACAGAACAGCGGTCAAGCCTAACATCAGCAGCATGATAATAGCTCACAAGGATGATGCCACAACTAACCTATTCAATATGTCTAAGCTCTTCTATTCATATTTGCCGGATATGCTTAAACCGGCGAGAAAAGCGAGCAATGCGAGAGAGATTATATTTGACAGCCCGGCTAAGAGTGAGGGCGGCATCGGACTTAATAGCCGCATCAAATGTGCAACGGCAGGCGGTGACGGAGTAGGACGTTCCGACACTCTCAGTAATGTACATATATCGGAGTTCGCGTTTTGGACGGGTGACAAGACGGCAACGCTTAACGGTCTATTGCAGTCAGTACCTGCACAGCCCGGAACAATGGTCATCATAGAGAGTACAGCAAACGGATATGACGACTTTAAGCGTCTATGGGATTCTGCGGTTGCCGGTGAGAATGATTTTGTCCCGGTATTTTTCCCATGGTTTGAGCTTGCGGAATATAGCCGACCTTATGACGGTTTCCAGCTTACGCCGGAAGAAGAAGAGCTCAAGGCAAGACATAATCTTACTAATGAGCAATTAACTTGGCGTAGATGGTGCATAAAAAATAACTGTGGTGGTGACATCAATTTATTCAGACAAGAGTATCCATCGACACCGGAGGAAGCCTTTATCGCAACAGGAGCTTGTGTATTTGATACAGCTATTATTATTAAGCGTATTAATGATTTACAGGGCTGTAAGCCGCTGAAACGTGGTTATTTTGCGTATGATTATGACGGACAATATATAACTAATGCCCGTTGGATTGACAACGACAGAGGCAATATCAAAATATTCCGAGAGCCGGAGAAGTCAAGACCGTATGTTCTGGGCGGAGATACAGCCGGAGAAGGCAGCGACTATTTTACGGCTCATGTAATAGATAATGTAACCGGTGAGCAAGTAGCAGTCTTACATGATGATAATATCGACGAGGACGAGTATTCAAGGCAAATATATTGCTTAGGACAATACTATAATACTGCTCTTGTAGGCTTAGAGGCTAACTTCTCGACGTATCCGATTAGAGAGGTAGCGAGATTAGGATATAATCGCCAGTATGTAAGAGAACAGCCAGACACATTCACGGGAGCGATTAAAAAGTCATATGGTTTCCGCACCACGTCAGCTACAAGACCTGTTATAATCGCTAATCTGGTACAGATAGCGAGAGACGATATACAGCTTATTAATGATGTTGATACTTTGCGAGAAATGCTGTCATTTGTCCGCATAAAAGGCAAGCCGCAAGCAGAAGAAGGCGAACACGATGACCTTGTTATGGGGCTTGCTATAACATACGGCATCAGAGAGCAGCAAAGTATGACAGAGACACAGAAAAAACAGAAGAAAACACGCTGGGAAGCAGACCAGTATGACGATTACTACGCAGCTACACCGGAGCAGAAAAAAGAATTGATTAAGCGTTGGGGCAATCCGTTTTGATGGGAGGCGATTAAGTGCCGGAAGAGAATAATAACACAAATGCCTTACAAAAATGGCAAGACAGATTACAAAAAAATAGAAGTGAATACCTGAAAGAGTTACAGTTAATGGACGAAAGAGACGCATTATATAACGGTACTCGGCAGGTTGCAGGCATTAACGGCAAAGCAGCAAAAAAGAGTAATTATGTCCGTAATGCGGTGGGAGAAATCATAGAAGCGGAGGTTGATAGTTCCATTCCGCTTCCGAAGGTAACAGCAAAACGTCAGGAGGATGAAGAACGAGCGGCAACAATAGAAGCGTTCTTAAGAAATGAGCTTGATTATTTGCCATTTGAAGTCATTAACGACATGGACGAGAGAACGACACCCATACAGGGCGGTGATTTCTTTTTAGTGGAATGGGATAATGAGCGTAATTCGCATAGGACAATCGGCGGTATTAAGGTTACGCTATTACATCCAAGACAGGTAATACCACAAGCCGGAGTAAACGAAATACAGGATATGGATTATATTTTTATCCTGACAGGTACAACAAAAAAAGAAATCAAGCGAGTATATAATGTTGATGTATATACGGAAGAAGAAGAGTTCCCGGAAGTCAGAAGCAACGGCGGTATGACGGATAGTAACTCAAGTGACTTAGTTACGTTGATTACAGCATACTATAAGAATAAAAACGGCAATATCGGTGTATATCGTTGGGTAGGAGATACAGAGGTACAAGACTTAGAAGACTACTTTGCACGCCGCCTAAAGTATTGTAAAAAATGTGGTTCGACAGTGCCGGAAGAAGTTGCAGAGTGTCCACACTGTCATAGTAAGTCATTTGAGCACAGAACACAGGATAGCACTCCTCTTGATAGGAGTATAGATATATTAACGGCTGACGGTGCATTAGAGACAATTCCGCAGATGACAGAGCCGGTATATCAAGATATGCCGATGTATGGCGATAACGGACAACTGTTAATAGGCGATTATGGCGAGACTATGATGGATAATATATTGATAGAGCCTGAAAGACCTAACGAAGTACCGGCGTATAAGCTTAAACAGTACCCAATCATATTAAGACGTAATATATCTAAGAACGGTACGCTATTAGGTTCATCGGATGTTGACAGTATCAGAGACCAGCAAGAAGTCATTAAAAAAATGGGCGATAAGATACAGGAAAAGCTGTTTAAAGGCGGTTCATATGTCACACTTCCGAGAGAAGTCAATGTAAGAAAGACAGACGAAGAGCTTAAGGTGATAGAGCTTGACGATGCCGCACAGAAGAGCATGATAGACGTTCTTAATATGCAGCCGAATGTGTCTAATGACCTAACATTTATGGACATTGCATATCAGGCGGCAAGAGAAACAATCGGTATTACGGACAGTTTTCAGGGCAGGAACGATAAGACGGCAGAATCCGGAACAGCTAAACAGTTTGCGGCGGCACAGACAGCCGGACGATTGGAAAGCAAGCGAGTTATGAAGCAGGCAGCATATCAGGATATATTCCAGCTAATGTTTAAATTTATGCTTGCATATGCCGATGAGCCAAGAGCGACTAATTATCAGAACTCAATAGGTGATATTGAGTATGGAATATTTGACCGTTATGCGTTTCTCGAAAGAGATGCGGCAGGTGAACTGTATTGGAATGATGATTTTCTGTTTTCGGTTGATACAAGCAATAACCTTGCACAGAATAGGGAATCGCTTTGGAATACAACGAAAGAGGCATATCAAAGCGGTGCTTTTGGAGATGCGGCAGATATTAATACACGCATCCTCTACTGGTCAACGCTTGAAAAATACCACTATCCTAATGCCGGAAACATCAAAAAGCAGTTGCAAGAGATGAAGGAGCAACAGGAACAGCAGATGCAAGCACAACAGCAAATGGGAGGAATGCCTAATGAAATGCAGTCAATGCAATATGGAAATGCAGGTATACAAGGGGCAGTTAATAACGGACAGCCTATATAAAATGATATACAGATGCCGTAATGAACAGTGTCCCGAATACAACAAAAATATAGAAAGAGATGTCAGCATACAGTCCGACGCCGATATGGCGTAGAAAGGCGGTGCTCCATACATATCTCATCTTTAAGGCAAGATGTAAAACATGCCTTATTTTTATGCAAAGGAGGTGGAAGTATGGGTAAAGGTATGAACACACTTAAAGGCAAAGTAACAACACATGGTGCTATGTACGTTGAATCTGACGTAAAGAGCACAAGCAAAAAGCCGACTGTAAAGAAAGGCGGCGACCTTAGAGCAAAGGGGGATAAATGATAATGACAGAAGAAGAATTTATGGGATTGGGCGGAACCGTTGATGATGAATCAGAAGATGTACAGACTGTCGAGGAAGGAAATACCGAAGAAGTCATTGATAATGTGGATGAGCTGGAAATTGAAGAAACCAATACCGATGATGGCGATAATGATACCACACAGAGTAATGACGAACCTGTACAGCCGCAGGGCGTACAGCCAACAGCTGTACAGCAGGCATATAGAGAACGTCTTGAACAGGAGTATCAACAGGCTGTAAATCGCATTAATCCATATACCGGCAGAGTTATTCAGTCGCCACAGGATTTTTTTGAATATAAACGCCAGTTTGCCGAGGAACAGCAGAAGCATGAACGACAGCAACAGTATAATGCCGACAATGATATATATGAGGCAATACAAAACGGTACAGCTTCAAGGGCACAGTTTGATAAATACATCAAAGAGCAGATTGTGAACAGCTTGCGTGATAATCCTGATATTAGGGCGGCAAGAGAAGCAGCGTTAAGAATACAGCAGGAAGAACAGCGAACAAGGATTGAAAGCGGCAAAAATCGTTTGCAGTCGGACATTGACCAGCTGAATAAGGAATACCCTAACTGTGGCATTAAAAAACCCGAAGATATAACAGATAGTAAAATGGTTGATTATATCAGAAAAGGACTTAGTGTGAATGAAGCTTACTACCTTGCTAATAAAGACAATATAGCACAGGCACAGATGGCAGGAGTACGACAAGCTACAATTAATCAGGCGAACGGCAAAGGCCATTTAAAGAGTGTTTCAGGCGGTACAAGCGGAGATGTAATAGTTCCGGACGATATAGCAAAAGAGTATCGCAACTTCTTCCCTGACTGGACAGACAAGATGATAGCGGAAGACTATAAAAAGAGAAATGGAGGTAAGAACTAATGTTTAAAATAGCAAAAAGAGGCGTAGCCGATGTTGCACCTATCGAATACATGGAAGGTACAGCAAGCGAAACAATAGCACTCGGCGAAGCATTAAAAGTATCAAGCGGAAAGCTTACAAAAGCAGGTGCGGCAGATGAAGTAACTCATATTTGTATGGGTGTAAAGAATGACAGAGGATTATACCCTGTTATTGCTGTACAGCCTTATATGTATTTTGAAACAACATCAACTGCAACAGTAGCGGCAACAGCAGTAGGCACAGCAGTTAAATTACATACAGACGGACTTACAGTTACAGCAACGGTAGGCGGCCCATTTGTAATTGACGAAACTGACGGAGCAACAACTAATTCAACAGTTGTCGGACACTTCACGAAACCGGCAACAGCGGCAGCGTAAGGAGGTAGATAAACAATGGCAGGAATTATTTTTTCGGAAGGTTCCGGTGTAAACGATAGCGTTTTTGGTCGTTCACAGGATCCCATCAAAGCAGTCATCGAAGAAAACGTAGAAGCATTTAAAGAAATGTCCATGATTGATAAGATTTTTTATATGGACAAGTCATCTAATTTTGCCGAGAAGTATTCACAGGAAACATCACTCGGAGATTTTAAAGATGTAGGAGAAAACGGTGCATATCCTGTTACATCAATGCAGGAAGGTTACGAAAAGACCATTACACCTACTACATGGAAAAACAAATTCGAAGTAACTGCGGAAATGCTCGAAGATGCTAAGTATGGCAAGATTAAGTCAAAGGCTAACATCTTCGCAACATCGTTTAACAGAACAAGAGAGAAGTTCGCAGCTTCAATGCTTGCCGGTGGTATCGGTACAACAACAACTATTTCAGGAAAGAAATACGACACAACAACAGCTGACGGTGTAGCACTTTTCTCACAGTCGCACCCTTCAATTACTAAGGGTACAAAAGCACAGAGTAACATTTTTACAGGTGCGTTCTCACAGTCTGTTATGGACACTATGCAGGAAAAAATGCAGATGTTTACAGACGATGACGGCAATCTTCTTAATGTTGCACCTGATACAATCATTATCCCTAACAATGGTGCATTAAAGAGAGCTGTATTTGCGGCTATCGGTTCAGAGCTTGACGCAACATCATCTAACAATGCGATTAACTTTCAGGTAGGACTCTGGAACGTGCTTGTATGGCCTTATCTCCCTAAAGGACTTGGCACAGGTGATAAACCTTACTTTATTATGCTTGACAGCAAATTTAATCAGGATTATATGGCTTTACCTTGGGTAGACAGACTTGGACTTACTGTTAAATCAGACATTGACCCTAATACAGATGCTAACGTATGGAAAGGCAGAGCAAGATTCGGTGCAGGCTTCAACAACTGGAGAGGTATTGCTATTTGCGGCGAAGGTCTTACAGGTACAGCATTAGCATAAGGCGGTGGTAGTATGCGTTGGTATAAGGTAAAACTGGTCACATTGCAAATGATGTTTTCCAACGATACAGCAAGCATTGTTGTTGATGATAATTCATCACCTTATATAGCGGCTAATTCTTGTTTAAACCTTATTGCGACATCGGTACGACATATTAGTATGTCGTACCAGTTGGAGCAAGATGGAACGAAAACAGGAATACAGCATTATGATTTTAATGAACTCGCCAGTGACTTTTATTCGTTTGATGATTCGGAGATATATTTTGAAGATGAATACGGAAACTACGGCAAGGCGAGTAATTATAATATTGAAAATAAGAGCATTTTGCTTATAGATGGTTCTGTTAAAGGAAAATGGACTGTACATTATAACGCCTATCCTGATGAGATAACAGAAAATACAAAAGATGATTATGAGTTACCTTTATGTGAGGAGGTAGCTGTTTTATTACCTTTCTATATGGCTTCGCTGCTATACATGGATGATGATATAACAGCTTCGACTATGTATTGGAACAGATTTGTAATATTACTTGAAGAAGCAAAAGAAACGGCGAAAAAGCTTAAAAGGACAGGCTATGATGAATTTATCAACACAAAGGGGTGGTATTAAATGCGACAGTTAAGTGTGCCATCGCAGGTTGCAAGGACTGTAACAAAAATAGAAAGCTTTAAGGGTGTAGACCTTACAAATGCCGCCTCTAATGTTGATATTAGCCGTTCACCAGAAGCACCTAATATGATAAGAGATGTTCCCGGCAAAGTAAGAAAGCGAATGGGCTATTACTTGGATACCGAGTATGATGATTTTATACACGGCGTTTTTCATTTAAACGGAGAGCGTATAGTCCATGCCGGAACAAAACTTTATATGGGTACTACTGTATTGTATTCAGATATGCAAGATGTCGGTTTTAACCGTTCAAAAGCATGGGAGATAGGCGGTAGGTTATATATACTTGATGGAAAAACATATCTTGTAGTCGGTAAATTTAACGGCGAAACAAGCTATACAGCTAAGAAAGTAAGCGAGATAGCAACAGTGCCTATTGTATCAATCGCACGAACACCAAATGGCGAGGGACAACAGTATCAGGAATATAACTTAATACAGCCTAAGTTTATCAATATGTTTATTGCTGACGGGACAACAAAGATATACCAGTTATCGTCGGATAGCATACAGTCAGTTGACCTTGTAGAGCAAATGAACAGTGATGGTGACTGGGTAACTGTTGCGGCATCTAAATATACAACTAATTTAGAGCTTGGCACAGTAACATTCAGAACAGCTCCGGAAGCACCGACAGTAAAGAGTAGAGATAACATCAGAATAACGGCTTCAAAGGTTATTGCCGGTTATGCCGATATGATTAACAAATGCACAATATCTATTGTATATGGCGTAAACGGTGCAACAGACCGTTTGTTTGTCGGCGGTAATCCGGATTACCCGAATAGAGATTGGTTCAGCGGATATAAAAGCACTATATCATATGACAGTGACGATAGACCGGAAATGGCATCTTTTGAAGATTTTACATTCTTCGGTGACTTGAGCTATTCAACAATCGGACTTGATACCAATGAGATAGTTGGATATTCGCTTGTTGGCAATTATCTTGCAACGCATAAATCAGTAGGCGAAGACGGACGTAACGTTATTATGCGATACGGTGAGTATACAACACTTAATGGAGTTATAAGACCGTCATTCCGTATTGTTAATGTTATTCAGGGCGTAGGAGCTGTCGGAAAAGATAATTTTGCATATCTGAATGAAAGCTTATTTGCAACAGAACAGGGTATATACGCTATAACAGCACAGGATATAACAGGCGAGAAATACACCCAGAACCGTTCTTTTTACATCAACGGTGCATTAGCCAAAGAAGACCTTGAACATTCATGTGCAGTCGTTTACAAGGACTTTTATGTACTTGCTACACCACTCCGAGTATATCTGTTAGACGGCTTGCAAAAGGTCTATGAAAAGAACAGTCCGTTATCATCGTTTCAGTATGAATGTTATTATTGGGAGATACCCAATATAAGTTATTTGTTTGTGGAAGATGAGACATTATGCTTTGGTACGTATGACGGAAAAATAATGAAGTTTTATACGGATAAAACAAAGCAAACGGCTTATAACGATAATGGAAAAGCTATAAAGGCACGTTGGGACACAAACGCTATTGACGGAAAGATATTCTATAAAAAGAAGAACTTCCGTTACCTATCGGCACAGATAGCACCGGCTATCAACACAAGCTATGAAGCGTGGGCGGAGGTAAAAGGCATGTGGAAAAGATTATTCAACAGCGGAGCTAAAGCAAGATACTTTGACTTCTCATATGTTGATTTCGGTAAGATAAACTTCTCATCCGATGCCACACCGAGAACAATAGGCACAAAAATACGAATTAAGAAGATAGACAAAGTGCGTTTTTCATTCAGAAACGAAGAACTTAACGAGCCGTTTGGTTTATATGCAATCGGCACAGAGTTTACGGAAAACGGAAATTATAAGGGGTGATAAATAATGGCATTGCCTAAAATACAGCCGACAGATTATGCCAATAAAGGTATTCGTGTTAAACCAAACCCATTAGGTCTATCTGTCAGTGATGCACAGCGAGCGTTTGACGAACTTTCGCTTGATGTGGTAATTCCTAAAGTAAACGAGATAGCGGAAGCACAGGACGCAGTTAATAAGACATTCCAGCAGAAAGAAACAGGCAAGGGACTGTCGGAGAATGACTTTAATAATGCGTATAAAGCACAGCTTGATAATTTACCTAATGATTTAAACACTAAGGTGGATAAGGTACAGGGTAAACAGTTATCAACTTTTGATTATATATCAGCTGATAAAGAAGCCGTTGAAGATTTAAAAACAGCATTAAGAGCCGGAAAAGTACTGACTGATAACAATTACACCACAGTCGAAAAAAGTACCGTAACACTTATCAAAGATGAGCTTAACATGGGTAAAACGCTTACAACAAATGATTATGCAGATGAAGATAAACGTGTAGTTACAAATTTGGCAACAGATTTATCTAATGGCAAACAATTATCAACTAATAATTACACAAATGAAGATAAAGCAAAGCTTGACAATGTTGTTAGTGCGTCTGATGTATTGTCTAAAACAAATACAATCCCATATACCCCAACAAATCCCTATAACCCTGCAACAAAGAAATATGTTGACGACAATGTTATAAGTGGTGGTGTTCCATCATCGAGAAGAATTAATGGTTATACACTTGAAAATGACGTTAATTTACATGGCAACGATATTAAGTTCATTGATGACACTACAAGCAAGGTATTCATTTTAGGCGTTGATAATGGTGGGCTTTATTATAAGGAGGTAATTTCATAATGGCAGGTGAAAAGAAATACATAGCTTTGGAGGCAACTTCGCAGGAGATTAGAGCCATAGGTTATAATACGGCTAACAGAATAGGTGATCAAGCAAACGAAACTGGCGGCTCAGCAACAGAGGGTACAGTATTTGCGAAGCTAAACAAGCTGATAGAGCAGCTAACGACAGTAGTATCAAGAACTGGTGACTGTATAGATGGACTATCTATTATTCATAACATATTAGGTTCGTCAGCTGCTTCGGACCCTACTGTTGTTGAAATGCTCAATCAGATACTAAATTTAATGTCTGCGCAGACCGGAGTAATAAGACACATACAACGAGGAAAAGTTGTAGATTATGATAAAACCGGAGTTAAAACCGTAGTATTAGAAGGCTTTACAAATTTTGATAAAATGTTTGTATTAGTAAGTGGTTGGACTTATGCAGGAAATGCGGGTATTGAATCTCCTTGGGCAACTATAGTATCAACTTCAGAATTAAGAGTTTCAACTTCTAACTCATCAAATTATAGAACACACGTAGAATATCAAGTTATCGAAACATATTAAAACAATACCACAGAGCAAAAGCTCTTTTTTATTAGGAGGAAAACAATATGAAAAAACTTATTAAAATGAAAACAACACAGGCAGACGGACATCACGATTTTATTTATAAAGACGGTAAAAAGGCAGCTATCCCCGATGACGGAGTTGTGTTCTGCTATCTCACTAAGTCGGGTATGCTTAAGGTGTCGGAATATCCCGATATTGCAGGTAGTGTATACGGCAAGTTTGTTGTAACAGACGAGGTTACATCAAAAATCGGTAAGCCTTGTATCGGCGGCAAGCCTTATGATATTTGGGGTATCGGTGAGAACTATGTATTAGTATCTAACAAGGGCGATAAGTTCTATATTTCTGCAAACAAAGATGGTTCAAAGGTAGACCACCCAAATCAGAGAAGCGATTATTTTGCTTATACTCTTTTACATGAGATATATTCAATGCTTAAGTAAGATGATTTAGGGCGGAGCAATCCGCCCTTTTTTATGGAGGTGATGATATGGCAATTATACCGGGTAGCACTTGCGTAATCAAAACCAGTGTAAAGGATATGGATATTACTCTTATTGATAATGCTATATTTTCGTTTAGTATCGGTATCGACGAAACACCATTAGTACAGAAAAAGTACCAAGCGGATAACAGTGGTGCAGTTAAATATCTGGATGGAGCGTTTATAGTCCCATGTACACAACAGGACACACTGTTGTTTGACGGAAATAAAAACATATTGTATGAAGCTCAGTTAAATTTTAAAGATAAAAGTGTATCAAAAACAATCTATACAAAAATTCCCATAAGGAAAACAGTTGCGACCGAGATAATTACCGGCAATGCCCCGAATATTAATCAAGACGATAACTATTATGTTATGCAGACAGATACAGCACAGTATCTTAATGTATCAACCGATCAGATAAGGGGGTATGTTGACCTTGCTCAGACATACTCATTAAACGCAGAAAAGTCAGAACAAGAGGCGTTAGAACACGCAAAATACGCTGAAAACAATAAACAGCAAACCTATGAGTTTTTATCTCAAACCAAAGCTCTTGCAGATGAAACGAGTAAAGCTAAGGATAGCGTCGAGGGGCAGATTGCGACAGCTACCAACTTGTCAAATAAAGCAATAGAGGCAGCTACAACAGCTGAAAACGCAAAAAATACAGTGGTAGATACTGCTAATCAAGTTTCGGCGGATAAAGAAATTATATTAAATGCTAAAAGTGATATTTTGATTGCGAAGCAAGATACAATCACTGCAAAAAATGAAGCCATCACAGCCAAAAACGATGCAATAACAGCAAAAGATACTGCTGTCGAACAAGCCAATTCAGCATCACTCAACAAGGATAAGACCGACACCAACGTAACTACGACAAAACAGCTCGCCGAACAGGTCGGCACAGATAAAACAGAAGTGTCTGAAATGGTTACGGAAAGCCGAGCCCTCCTTGAGGAACAACGTAAGCTTATAGGCTTAATGCCAACAATATACATTACACAGACTATTGATGAGATGCGAGCTATCGCAAATCCCAAAGAAAAGGACATTTGTTTTGTGCTGGGTGATGTACAATCTGCTTATATGTACTATACAACGGCAATAGATGGTACGGCGTTAAGCAATCCTACTTGGGTATGGCTGACTGACATACAGCTTGTTGCTCCGTCTAAGGATTACCTGCTTAATATCTTACAGCTTGCCACTGTCGCAACAACGGGCAGTTATACCGACTTAATTAATAAGCCTAAACGATATGAAAGTTTTGTGATTGTTGATGATGGTGTGTGGGATTATTCGGTGGCTGACAAAGTCAAGCTTACTGCTGACCTTGTAAGTATCGGTAACGTGTATAACGGAGCAGTCGGGCTTATACAGACAGACTTAGATATAACACTGCCGGAAAACAGCAAGAAAGCTTACGACTATGACTATATGGACTTGCCAACAGGTGGTATGTATCAGTATACGTTTTTGTATGATGGCAGTTATTACAACTGGTCAAGGACGGTGATTGCGTGAGAAGTGATAATATGTTATTGCTGCATGGCAACAATCGCTACCATGCAAAAGAGCATGAATATCAAGGCACAGAGATAGCGGCAGAGAATACATATCGTGCAGAGTTGGGACTACACATGTACGGACGAAGTTGGCAAGAAACGACTACGGGGGCACAGTTGTTGGATTGGAGAACTATATTCACGAATTGGAGTGACCGCACAATAACAATCGAAAATAACGGATATGACATAACAATATCAGCAAATATTACGGAAGCTGGCACTGAAACATCACTAAAATTTATTAATACGGAAGCTCAATTGCCAAATACTTTTGCAGGTAAAACTATAACTTGGTCATGTGCAACTTGGGAAACCAATGTTCCGCAAGAACGTAACAAATTGGGATTAATGTATGAGATTGACGGAAAGACTTATTTTTACAACAACCAGACAGTTACAATTCCCGAAAATGCAACTAATATAGTCTTTAGATTTTTCTTAATCGAGAGTGCAGCAAATACCGTACCAGTCGGAACATATACAGTTAAGTATACAGGAGTAATGATTAATTATGGCGATACAGCATTGCCGTGGGAGCCTTACACTGGCGGTATGCCTTCACCTAATCCCGACTATCCCCAGCCAATCAACAGCATAGGTGACAGCGGCAGTGTAGATGTAGTTGTATCAGACAATAACGGCAATAGCCAAACGCTTACAATCAATACACCTAATGGACTTTGCGGCATACCTGTTGACACCGGCGGTAATTACACAGATAGTACAGGGCAACAGTGGGTATGTGATGAGGTAGATTTTGAGAGGGGTGTGTTTGTTCAGAGAATAGGAAAAATTACATCTTATAATAACGAACAACTATCTACTAAGTATATGAGTACAACGGGAAAATTAACAACTGGTGCAAGCGTTATATACATACTCGCTACACCAATTGAAACACCACTCACAGCCGAAGAACTCGCTGCTTACAAGGTAATTAAGTCATATCCGCATTATACACGTATAGAGAGTGCGGCAGAGTTGGGGGTTAAGTTGAAGGAGTACTGACATTCAAGGAGGTTATATGGAAAATATAATAGTGGCACTTATAACAGGGGGAATAACGCTATTTGGCGTACTGATTGCCAATAGTAAGTCACAAGCGGTAACAGACACAAAACTGAAAGAACTTACAAGAGAGGTAAGAGAGCATAATAATTTTGCAAAACGTGTGCCGGTTCTTGAGGAACAGATGAAAGTAGCTAATCATAGAATTGACGATTTGGAAAAACTTGAACAACAGAAAGGAAGATGAAGTATGGATATTACATTTTTAACTAACTTTGCTATACCGCTTATTGTTGGCATTTGTTTATGCCTTGGTTACATAATTAAAAACATTGTACCTAATGACAATATTAACCGCTTTATTCCGCTTGTCATGGGAATAGTAGGCGTATTAATAAATGTATGGGTAAACAAAGTTTTCACCGCTGAAATTCTTTTAGGCGGACTTTTTAGCGGTCTTGCAAGTACAGGACTTTATGAAATGTTTAGAAATTTGATAAACAAGGAGTGATTATATGACTTGCAGGGACATCAACGAGCTTACAGCCGTCGCACAGGCGGCTTGTAGGCTTTTTTTAAATGAATGTAAAAAGTCTGGGCTTGATATATTCATAACTGAAACATACCGTTCACAGGAGCGACAGAACGAACTATATGAGCAAGGCAGAACAAAGCTCTGGGATAGCAACGGCAAAAGATTAAACGTAGTGACATGGACTAAGCACAGCCGTCACACAAGCCGCAGGGCATGGGACATAGCTTGTAAAGGAAAAGACCTTTACAATATGTCGGTGTTAAGAAAATGTGGAGAAATAGCCGCAAAATTGGGGATAACGTGGGGCGGTACTTGGGAAAGCTCGCCGGACTATCCACACTTTGAAGTATCGCAGAATTGGAAAGCACCAGTAAAGGAGGCTGAGGAAATGACACAGGCAGAATTTAATAAAATGATGGACAACTATTTAGCAGAACGCTCAAAAAAAGCGTGTAGTAATTGGGCTAAATCGGAAGTCGAAAAAGCCAAAGAATTGGGCATAACAGACGGCACACAGCCACAGTCATTTGCAACAAGGGAACAGGTGACAGCAATGATTGTTAGAGCACTTAAGTAAGGGGGTGTTTTTATGGCAGGACAAAGCGTTACAGTAACGGCTGACCAGCGTAGGAATAGAAATACAAATACAAGTTCCGGCAGTTTGAACAGTAGCGGAATATCAAATATTCCGACATATGACAAAAACAAAGACTATGCTTCCGAGATACAGAAAGCAATCAACAGTGGAGCAAGTCAGGACGTAATAAACCAGCTTAATGCGGAACGTAATGCAAAGATAAAAGGTGAAAACCTTAATTATAGAGGTTTAACCGATAACGATTTCTCTAATTACAAGAACACAGGAAATTTTAATGGCACAAAGAGTAATATTTCACAGGATAATTATGTAATAGGTCAGGACGGTGGAAATGCAAGCAATAGGTTCTCATATAATCCTTCCGATTCACAGATAAGGAATTTACAGCAGAGTATAGATTATGATGGCACAAAAGGCTATGCAGACCCGACAGGCTATTATACAACCCATCAGACAGCTTTCACATGGGAACAGCCGGACGGTACTTATAAGACCACATATTCAAACGCAACGAACTATAATCAGGCTTTACATGATGCAATAGCAAGTGGACAGGTAGCACCTAACTCGAAGCTCGCTCATTCGTCAACCTACGGCACCGGTTCGCTTACCGGAAACGGTTATAACTATGGACGTACTTCGACAGGTGATGGTTTATATTCCGGCTTTGGTGACGGCACAGATGGTGGACGATACACAGCAGATAATCAGTTTGGTAATATGTATGACCAGACTAATATGCAGTTAGGCTTTTTAAGCGGTCGTGATGGCATGGATTATAAAAATCCATATGCAGATATAGCATACAACGGAAACGGAATACAGAACGCTTATAACAAGGGCTTACAGTTTGCAGGACAGGGTGAGTTAATGGGCGGTAGTGCAGACCCTAATAACCCTACCACACCTAATTTAAATGATATTTACTCACAGTACGGAGCAAATACAAATGGTTATGTCGGTCTTACAAAGGACGATATACAGAACCAAATGGATGATATATATGCGAACTATGAAGATGCAGTAGCGGAACGAAATGCGGCGTTATCATCACAGTACAGAGAACAGCAGAGATTACTCGAAAACGATAACAAAGACCAGCAGAGAGCAAACTATATCAATTATATGCTGTCATTAAATAACGCACCGTCACAAATGCAAGCAATGGGCATTAATGGTGGTGTTGCGGAAAGCACACTCGCAGGACTTAAGAGTGATTATATGTCAAACTATAACAGTGCTGAAAATACGTTTACCAATGCGGTTAATCAGCTTAAGATTTCAGAAGCTAATGCACTTGCGGAGGGCAATATGGAAAAAGCTAATATGTATTCGCAGCTTGCTCAAAACTCACTGTCGTTACAGATGCAGGCGGCTGATGCACAGAACAGCTATAATAAATGGCTTGCGGAGTTTACCCTTGCTAAAAATCAGTGGGATCAGCAATTTGCCTATCAGAAAGCACAGGACGAAGCTAATCGATTGGCGGCTATCGACCAAGCACAGAACGAAGCTATGAACCAGCAAATCGAAATGGCATATAAATATGGTGATTATGATTTACTCGGTGAATTAACAGGAATGGATATGACATACTTAAAACAGCAGAGAGATTTAGAAGCAAAATATAATCAGGCTAAATATGAAGGTCAGTTACTTACAAATCAGGGAAGAAGTCTTACAAACTCAAAAAAAGCTAACGGCAGCTCTAAAAGAAAATCGACGTCGGGGAATTACAGTACCACCACAGCTGCCGGTACAGTGACAACAGGTGGACGGACATCAAGTATTACTCCGGCGTTGGATTGGGTTAAAAACGCTTTTGCACAAAAACCGAATAATGCTGGCAACAGTAACAGTTTAACGGGTTATGCAAGTGGTGTATATTCGGATTTAGCTAAGAGCGGTTATTCTCCGACACAAATGGACGAGGCAATAACAAGAGAGTATAACAAAGGCTACATAACAAAAGCAGAGGCGGACATATTAGCATCAAAACTTATAGGTTAAGAGGTGGTTTGATGGGTTTATATGCAAGTAAAGCAAAAAAGAAAGAGAAAGAAATAAATCAAGCTTTAGGTAAAACAATGGTATATTCAAAAAAAGGCGTATCTTCGGGTACGCCTTCTTCCAATACACCGAAACAGACATTACCCAAAGCATCCGAAACAACTGTACTACCAACAGTAACAAAACAGCCGGAAACAAAACTTTCGCTGATGGACAGAGTAAAAATTGCAAACGAAAAAGTCAGCAGAGTATATGCTCAGAATGCAGCAGATATGCAGTATAAAAAAACAACAGCAAAGACTATCGGCCCGGCTGTTTGGAATGGTGGCAATACAACTTTATCGGCATTACCTAAAGCAAGTCTCAGAGACAAGATTGATGTAGCTAATGCAAATGCAAGTAATGCGTATGCTCAAAAGGCTTCTGATATGTATGGTGTAAAACAGAAGAAAACCTCTGTATTACCAAAAGCGAATGTAAACGATGTTGCATATTCAGAGCCTTATAAGTTAGATACAGGTAATAACGATAGATTGTCATATATTTCTAATGCCTGGTTAAATAAGACATTAGAAACTCCGGCTACACCCACTAAAGCGAAACAGGGGACAAGTGTATTTGACCGTATATATAACGCTTTAGCTTCAATAGGTGACAGCTCAATCGGATCTGATTTAAGTTTAAAGTCAGCATTTAAGCAATCAGCAACAAACGAAAAGGACTACAAAGCCATGCTAAAACAGTATGACGGATTAATAACGGAGCTTATTCTTGAACGTGATAAGCTATCACCTAAGAGCAACGAATACATACAATATAATAAACTTATTGACCAAGTATATGACATGGCTAACTCTGTAAGAGATAGAACCGCAGACATGACAGAAGCAAATAAGTTTTTACGAAATGCAAGTAAGTTACAGGAGAAAGCCACTGAGGGCATGGGAACAGTAGGAAAGAATGTAACAGAAGCGGCAATATCGGTAGCCGACAACCTTACTAAAATGGCACTGACAGGCTTTAATCCGTCAGCTACACTTGTTGCTATGGGTGTAGGTGCGGCAGGACAAAGAGCAAATGAATTGTCTAACTCCGGTGTAGCCGCCAATGATGCACTCGGCAGAGGTATAGTAAGCGGTGTAATTGAAGGTTTAACGGAAAAAATTGGAGTAGATAATTTATATTCAATCGTAAAGTCAAACAATGTAAAAGTCCTTGCTGATATATTAAAACAGGCGGCGGCAGAAGGCACAGAAGAAGGTTTGGGAAGTGTACTAAACTATGCGGCTGACAGAATGGCAGGGGACAATGAAAAGTTTGATTGGGACGATATGGCACAGTCCGTTATTCAGGGTGCGTTATCCGGTGCTATGTTTGGTATCGGTGGTATTGTAACGAATAATGCCATTGATAAGTACGTTGATTATCGTACTCGTTACAAAGATGTGCTTCCAAGAGGCAACAGTAATTATTCTTCCGATATATCAAATGTGAGTGTTAATATTGACGGTGTTTCACCAACGGATTATTTTAAAGGCTATGGTGGTACGAGTAATGTAACAGCCGTTAATAACAACGAAGTAACAAGTCCTATAAGAATAGATATGACAGAAGCGGAGAGAGAACCCATATTAAGAAATACAGACATACAGGTATCAGACGCAACAAGAGTTACTCTTCCGCAGGATATAGTTGATAAAATTAAAGCAGGAAACTTTAAAGGCATATATAAAGAAATAAGACAATACGCACAGGGTATTAAGCTGTTTGACGATACATACAGAAACGAGAATATTAATGTTAAATTCAACTTTTCAAACGAGTCGTATAGAAAAAGTGCGAACGAACAACTTATAAGAAAAAACAACGCTAAAAACTTTCTTTATATGGTAAATGATTTCAGAAACATTGTATCAAATGCAGTTCCGATAGAAATACATAGCGACAGAATAAAGGGTGGGGCATTAAAGAATACAAGGGTTCTTGCAGGTGCATTTTGGAATGGCGAAAATGTTGTTCCTGTTGAGATAACAATAAAGGAGTATAAGCAACCTAATATAGAGCCTAAGCTGTATATGGCGGTAACAATAAATAAAGAAGGTGATACCGTCATCGCGGGCAGCCCTTTTCAGGGTCCACCTACTATTGCACCACCTTCTACAATAAGTCTATCAGACTTAGTAAAAGGTGTCAATAGTAACAATAAGGATTTTCTTAAGTATTTCCCCGACAGTATGCTATCTTCCGAACAGATAGAATATAAAAAGACAGCGTTAGAAAAAGAAAGAATAAAATACGAAGAAAAGAACAGAAGCAATACAAGCACCGAAAGCGTGTTACCGACAGCAACAGATAATGTGATGCCGACATTTGAGGATACAGTATCATCGGGAACAGCAAATTCAAGTAACAATCTCGGCATAGTAAATCAAGATGCACAACAGCTTTTTGAAGATTTGCAGAATGCTAAAACAAGTGCTAAAGATAAGGCAAGAAAAGCGTATCAGTCAACTATATCCGGTTGGGCACCGTTTGAAAGAATGACAAAAGCTGATACACGAAGAGGCGGCAGAAACATAACAGGTCTGGTAAATAAGTTATCCCAGAAAAACGGTGTGTTTGACACTATCAAAAAGAAAGCCTTATTCGACATTAACGCAAATAAAGTCAGCGACCTTAGTCTTGACAGTGTTGTAAAGCAAGTGCCAACTAATCAGTTGAACGACTTTAACACATACTGGCATGAATTACACAATATAGACCGTTTGGAACAGAATAAACCTGTTACAGAGCATACAGCGGATGAGAGCCGACAAATAGTAGCACAGCTTGAAGCACAGCACCCAGAGTTTAAGACTTATAAACAGAATATATCTAACTATTTAGATTTATTTATGCGAACATGGCTTGTAGATACCGGTTTGATTACACAGGAAAACTATAATCAGATGCGGAATATGTACCCTAACTATATACCGACATACAGGGTTATGGAGAAAGCAGGGAATGGCAGTACATCATACAGGGAAGGTCGAAGATTAAGGAATAGAAATCCTATCGGAAAAGCAAAAGGTGGAACATCGGAGGTATTAAGCTTTGATGAAGCTATGGCTTACAAAATGAGTTCTGTCGTTAATGCTGCGATAAAGAATGATATATCAAGAGAAGTATATTCTTTCGCACAAGCACAGCCAACAGAAGCGGCAAAGAACGGTATTCTTATTAAACAAAACAGTGTAAATGCCAACACAGCGATTGATATTGACAGTTTTACTGACGAACTCGAAAAAAACATAGCCAGAGAAACAAGCCGAGGAAACTATGAGATTACATTTTATGATAATGGAAAACCTCGAACAATGAAGATAAGCAAAGATGTGTGGGAGGCTTATAATTTCCTTGATGATAAGCTTGTAGGTTCAGGATATAGATGGCTTGCTGAAATAGGAAAAAAAGCAACGGCACCTATGAAAGCGGCAACAACAGGTTATAATCTCTTGTTTGCATTAACAAATCCTATTCGAGATGCACAAACCTATGCAATAAACAACTCGGCTAAAAACGGAGCACAAGCGGCTAAGAACTATGTCAAGGCTTTAAAAGAGGTTTTAACAGGTTCAGATACTTATGACCAGTATAGGGCATTAGGTGGTTCACAGAATGGATATTATGGCAGTGAGACATATAACAGAATGTATAAGGATATGCGAAACGGGAAAGACGGAGTAAGCAAAGTGCGTGATGTATTAAGAAAGCCATTTGATGCAATCGCAAGTCTTGGAGAGTTTACAGAAATATTGCCACGTTATGCCGAGTACCTTAATACTATTGATAACCTTGGAAATACCGATGCGGGACGTTTGCAGGCTTCGCTTAATGCTGCCGATGTTACTGTAAACTTTAATAGAACGGCTCAGTTATCAGCACTTGCTAATGCGTGGGTACCGTATTTCAATGCAGGCTTACAGGGTGCAGACAGAACTTTAAGACAAATAAAAGCACATCCGATAAAAACTACTGTCAGAGCAACGGCAAGTGTATTTTTACCGACGTTGTTAGTATATCTAATCAACAAAGATAATCCACACTGGGAAGATGTCAAAGACGGTGTTAAGGATAATTATTATCTATTACCTAACTACGCCGGAGCGATTGATATATACGGTTATCCGGAAACATTTATCCGAATACCTAAGTCAAGAGAGTTCGGAGCCTTATTCAGTGCGTCATTTGAACGATTTATTCGTGCTTTAGACGAAAGCGAAAGTGATAATAAATCATTAAAAGAAACACTACCAACAGCATTTGACGGATATTCTGATACGCTTGTAAATAGTTTTGCACCACCTGATATATTAGGAGATAATATTTTAGGCTCAATGCGAAGGCTTGGCACAAATACAGCTTGGCATGGTGGCAAGATAATACCGTCAAACTTAACCGATGTATCGCCGGAATACCAGTACGATATAAATACATCGGGAATTGCAAAAGAAATAGCAAATAAAACGAACAAAGTTCCATTCTTGCCGGATTGGGCTAAAAGTCCTATGGCGATAGATTATCTTATGGATAGCTATTTGGGCTATGCAGGTGATGTTATGCAGGGACTTACATCGGGTAAAAATAAAGGTGCAACAGAAAATGAAACACTTAAAAACTCGCTGTATTCAGGCTTTGTACAGCCATTTAAAAACAGGTTTACAACCGATAGTGCATATTCCAACTATAATCTTGACCGCTTCTATGACAGGAAAGAAGAAATTACAAAAGCTGCGAATGATAGAGATATAAGGGAAAATCTACCCTCCGATTATAGAACGCCGGAAGAAAAGCTTGAGAGTGATTTCGCATCGGCACAGAAACAGATTTCTGACTTGACAAAGCAGGAAAAGGAAATTCTTAATTCTAATGCTTCTATTGCGGAAAAGAATAAGAAAATCCGTAAGCTTAAACAGCAGAAGAACAACATTGCTAAGGAAATGCTAAATAATCAGGGTAAGTTATACAAAGAATATGCGGCAAATTATATACCTGAAATATCAGGTTTATCTGACAGCAGACAGGAAGATGCTAAGGAGCTAAACAAAAAATATAAGCTTAGCTATCCCGATTTTATGAAGATATACGAAGGGTATTCCGATATATATAATAAAGATGAAAAATCTGCTATGAAAGCGACAGAATTTGACGAATATCTAAACTCTTTAGGTTATACAAAGGACAAAGATATTTCAGCGGATATTCGAGACAGATTTGCATATTTTACTCCTTCTGTTGCTAAGAGTTATTACGACCAACCATCGTACCAAAAGGTGCAAAGCTTTATGGACGTAGATACATATGTAAGTATAAAAGACGTGCTTGGAAATGTATCATATCCGGAAGGCGTAAGAGGTGCAAAGTCAATGGCGTATAAAAGAGCAATAGATGACTTTATGCAACAGCATGGTTATAATCCGTCATATGACGAGAGAATGAAGATATACGAAGCGTGTGGTGTAGGAAAGACATACAGGTATTAAATTGAATAACGGAAGGGTGAGTAAATGAAACGTTTGGACTACTACAAGGAACAATGGCAAGAGTTTATAGACAATATAGATTTTACTGACGAAGAATTAGCGATAATTAATTTAGCCCGTAAGGGTTGGTATCAAGAGGATATTGCGGCAGAATTACACACCAGCCGCCGCACAGTAGCAAGGCGGTATACATCAATAGTTAATAAAATCGTGCATTATGTTTTAGAGGTTAAACAATGTCATATACATGGCACACTTTAAGATAGATAGTATTCTATACTGTAAGTAACCAGTAAATGGAAACTAAGTGTTGTATCAATTACTTGGTTTCTGCTATTAATCTTAAAGGAGGAATGTAGTATGGCACTTGTAGAGGAAACAACAAAAAGAAGTTCTGGAGTAGCAAAGGCAGGCTTAGCAACAGGCATAACAGGTTTATCGCTTGCAGGTCTTGACATACTTAGTAGACTTGGCGGCGGAGTAGCTCCGGCACAGATGTGTTGTAGTGAAGACCATTTTGTAAACCGTTATGAGTTTGATTTACAGCTTGAGAACGCAAAGCAGATCCAGCAGAAAGATCTTGAAATTGCGGCTCTAAACAATGAAGTAAAGCTTAGAGACGCAAATACCTACACAGACAAGAAACTGCTTGAAATGTACCAGTATTTTGATGGACAGGTTAAATCAATCAATTCAGCTATTTGTCAGCAGGCTGTACAGAATCAGGCTACAAAGGATAGTTTTTCAATGCTTTCTGAAAGACTTGCGTGCGAAAAGAAGGAAAGACAGTGTGCGGACAATTCGATTGTTACATACGTCAATGCAACATTTTATCCTAAGATGGTTGCGGATGTTACAACAGGCACAACGACAACTGCACAGAAAACATATAACCCTCTTCCGGCCGAATGTTGCTGTTGAGGTCTACACTAAGGAGGGGCATTTAGCCCCTCTTTTTTAGGAGGTATAATCATGGTAAAAATTCAGCAGGTGGAACAGGGAATAGCGTTATATATTGATAACGAAATATTTCCACAGTTAAAGGATGAAACACAAGTAAAAAAATATGGTGTATCAGTAGTTAGTGCGTGTGCAATAAAATTATTATCAAACACCATTAAAAAAGCAGAAGATAACGCATTTATAAATATGCTGGGTATCATAGACGGTGATAACGTAGAAATAGAAATGTTATTCGATATAATGAAAGAGAAGATGCCGGAAGAAGGCTTTAAGGCTAAGATACCTATAATCGGCAATGTCGCATTTAACAAAAATGATATTGATTTATTGCATGATTATATAATAAAGGGGGCTGTAACTGATGAACAGAATTAAACACGAAATCAATGAGATTTTAGAAAAAGACCACTTTTGTTTAAAAGATATTGAAGAGCTGTTTTATTTATCGGAGATTTATAAAAATCTGAAAGACGAAAAAACAGACCATTATATAAAAATGACACCGGACCTTGCCGAAAAGTGGGTTCATCACATGAAGAACTCAGATGGTACAACCGGAGAGCATTGGAGTATGGACGAAATCGAAAATGTCAAAAACGCAAGAGGAATAACAGATGTATCTACTGCGTTATATTATGCGGTAATGAATATGCTGTATTCTGATTATTCGGCAGCGTTAGAGAAATACGGTGTAGGTGATACACCGAACGCATGGGCGGACATGACAGAAGCATGGTTATATGATAAAGATGCAGTTAAAAATAAAACATCACTATATTATGAATATATAGTGTGTAAATAAAAAACAGCTCCTTCGGGGGCTGTTTTAATATCACATGACCGCAATTAATAAATAAAATATCGTTTTTCCAAAAACTTAAAATTGAAAAAAGATATACAAATGATATACAAAATTAATTTTACAAAACGTAAAAGCCAGTAAAATCAAGGTTTTTCGAGATTTGTGTAAATTTAATTTATTAAATTTTTATTAAGGAAACCATTGTACTATACAACAACGAACCTTATGGAATACACACTTCATAAGGTAGCAGCAATCTTTTAAACGGTTTAAAACGGCTTAAAATATATACAAACGATATACACATCATAAAACAAAAAGTTTGAAATATTAAATTTGATTAACCGCTGTCAACAATTCGGAGATTGCTTTGTGAGTGTATACTCTCTCGGTAATATCCTGTGAAGTATGTCCCATTATTAGCTTGACGGCGGTTTCATTTACTCCTGCGGTATTGGCGAGTGAAGCAAATGTATGTCTGCCATCGTGGGGAAAATGTTCCATTTCTAATTTTGCCATAAGCTCTAAAAAAGCCTTTTTATATTGTGGATAAGAAACGCCAAGACCGTTATGCTCAATCAAAAAATTGTTGTCGGTATTGTATCTCTTAAGAATAAAAGGATATACCTTGTCATTAATCGGTATTACTCTATCTTTGCCGGCTTTGGTTTTCATTCCTCCGACCATGTATCTGTCCTCAATATGAACATCAGATATACGCACGTTAAGCAGTTCAGAAGGTCGCATTCCGGTATAAATAAGTATTAACACCGTATCAGCAAACTCTTCCGCAAACACAGCTTTAAACAGCCTGTCTATTTCTTCCTGTGTAAACATCTTATGTTTAGTTGATTGTGGCTTTTCTCCAATCTTGACAAATGTTGCATAGTTTTTTGTTGCAATATCAAGTTCCATTGCAATGTTAAAGAGTTGGTTCATCAGGGTTTGAACATGGCTCTTTGACTGCCAGCTTCTATCTAAGTTGTCAATCAGGCTTTGTATCTGATATGTTTTTATGTCCTTTATCGGCGTGTTATGCAACGGCTTTAAATGCTTATATGCAGCAGTATATATATTGCATCCGCTTTTTGATATTTCCTTAAATCTTCTCTGCTTAAATACTTCCCACATATCCGCAACGGTAGCTTCTGCGGCTGTAACGTCATACGGATTTTTGTTATAGTCCGTTAAAGCCTGTAAAGCCTCCTGTTTGGTCGAATAATATCCGAGGTATTTATATATAGTTCCTCCTTTCGCACTTATCCCAGCTCTAATACGAGCGGCATATGGTTTACGTCTGCCGTTTCCAAGGTTTACAACAGCACCCATTCCGTTAGGTAATCGCTTCATAAAAAAAAGACCTCCTTAATTCTAAAAAAAGAGTAGAAATTAAAGCGGTCATGTGATATACTAAATGTGTTCTTTGTAGTAGTGGTTTCACATAACCGCTATTCCTTAATCCTTCTGTACTGCCAATACAGGAGGATTTTTTATTTTGGACCATATTGCCGAGGTTGGCAACATGGTTTACCAACATTTACTGCAAGCAGAATAACCCTTATTTATAGCTTGACTTTCGGTCATTTCTATTGGAGCTTTCATGTTGCTACAGCTTGGATAGCTATGATATTTAGAACCGTTTGCAGAAACGTATACAGTAAGCTCGTAGTTATCGTCTGTATCGTCATCATCGTAGTAATAGTAATCATCATCAGTATAGTAATAATCATCATCGCTGATGTCATATTCCCACAGTGCGTCATTATAACCCATTTCGTAGCCTTCGTCATATCCATTTTGATAAGCCTCGTTATATCCATCCAATACGGAATTATAGTCTTTATTGTAACTGACTTTTTTACCGTTTTCATATCCGATTTTCTCGCCGTCGGTTTTACCTTCATCGTATCCGACTTGCCAACCTTCGTCGTAAGTAGGACGGCTTAAACTCGATATTAATCCAATCGACAGTGCTACAATAGGGATTGCATATAAAACTTTCTTATTCATATTTGTTCCTCAGTTCTTGCATAGCGTTTACTAAATAATCTTCGGGAACAAGCATAATTTGAGCACAACTTTTACTGATATTGTCTACTGATTGAAAAATGTCACCGCATACAGATGTAGCCAGATAATAACCAGAGTTATCATAGTTATAAATACGTCTGCAAGCTTCTACATATGTTTTGGATGCATTAACTAATTTTGTAATATCAGTTTGCACACCGTAAAACGCAGAAACATGATTATCGGTAATAAGCTTATTGATTTCTTCGAGGTTATTAATGGTGTAATTCATCAATGCTATTTCGGTCGGAATGTTGTTACGGTTAAAATAAGCAGAAGATGAATTAGCAACCTCACTGCTCGAAAAATAATAAAGCATATCATCAGTATATTTTGTCAACATATAAACGTAGTTGGCAGTATACAAATTTTGAAGAGCTTCTGCATACTCCGTTATAGGAACGGTATCCGTACTCGCTGCATATGCCGGAACACTGCTACACATTACACCCAAAGCTACAAATAAAGCTAAAACCTTCTTTTTCATAACATTTCCCTCCGCAATGTAATATTAAAATCTTTTAACGGTTGACAATGTAAAAATAAGGTAATATAATGTAATCAACTTACCAATATTTGCTATAAATTGATTGTAAATCCAATATCGTACAAAGTCAATACGAAACCATTAAATAAGTAAAGATTTTATAAATTAATACTATAAACAACACAAAAAGTTGTCAATAGTAATAGTACCTAAAAACGCCTAAATATTACTAAAAATGCAAAGGGGAGTTGATTATGGATTACAAACAAATGATTAAGAAGCAACTAAAAGACCTGAGCGAAAAACAATTACGAATTGTGTACATATTTATAATTCACTTAAATATTGTAAGAGGGGAGCGTTAAAGCTCTCCTCTTTCTTTTTTTTCTGCAATAATAGAGTTTATAAATTTCTCTATTACTTCCCAATCTTCTGTATCTAAAGCGGCAAGGGCAGAAATAAACCTCTTTTTAAATGAACTGCCATCATTAAGAATGTCACCAAAGAAAGCTGCTAACTCTTCCTCTTTGCTTTGAATAACAAACATTTCACCTTCTCCGGTACGAAGCCATTCTTCGTCTACATTATAATTACGGCACAGATTTGAGATAAACATATCACTTGGCGTCCCTGTTTTGATAAGTTTAGAAAGATAAGCAGGTGTTACATCTAAAGTCCTGGCTATTTCTGTTTTTGTTTTGCCTATGGAATTAATTAATTTTTTAATTCTATCATTTATTGTTGCCATTATATGACCTCCTTTATCTTAATAATATCAATATGAGTTTGAAAAGTCAATAAAAATATTAACTTAGTTAAAAAATACTTGACTTACTAACTAAGTTGATATATACTTTAACTAAGTTGAAAGCGAGGTGAAAAGATGAAGAAAGACTTCTTTTATCAGCAGTTAGAAGAAGATATAGAAGCACTTAAAATCCCTATTGTTGAAAGAGTTCTCAATCACACCAATAAGGAAATAGAGGAGCTTGAACACAAGAACAATCTTTTAGAAAAACAGCTGTTTGAACTTCGGATAGTTTTAACTCTAAGTTGTGCTGTGAATATAGCGAATATATGCTTACTGCTAATGTAAAGCGAGGTGAAAATAAATGAGGAAAAAAGACAGAGAAATAGTAGCAAATGTAAAAGAAACATTAATGCTACTCAACGAACATGACAAAGACAGAGTATTAGCGTTTTCAGAGGGAATGATGCTCATGGCAAAAAAGAATAAGGAGGCGAGCTGATGGAAAACAAAACCGAAATTTGTAACGAGCTTTGCAAAGTATTACAGCTTACAAGAAATGCTTACGATTTAGTAAGTCTGGACTACGACCCAACGCTTGAAGTTGTAACAGCCGTTTTTGCAGGTGGCAAAAGAAAAATTAACGTAGCTATGGACAGCGGAACGGCAATGATAAGGGATATTGTAAATCATCTGGGATGTTAAAGGGGAGTGATTAAATGACAAGTATACCCGAATTAGCAAAAATAACAGGCTACTCGGCAGAGAATTTAAGGAACTTAATAAAAAGCGGAAAGTTACCAATAGCCGTAACACTCGGCACAGACAAGAAAAGTTATTGCCTGTTACCGCCTAAAGTATATGAATACTTAGGCATTAAGATTGATGGCTATGAGCCACCACCGACAATAAATATTGATTATAGCAAGCTTGTAACAGATGTTGCCGGAGAACTGGCGAACAGGTTTGCAGGAAAGGGACAGCAGTGAGAAAGACAGCAATAATAATACTCCTTATGCTGTGGGCAGTAGTAGCATGGTGCATCGGCTATGGCATCGGGAGTTTGATACAAATGATAACAAGATGAGAGGAAATCCAAATGGCAAAATGCAGTCAGTGCAGATATTGTAAAACGATAAAATATCCGAATTGTAATGAATATCGCTGTACTCATCAGGATATTGAAGAGAGTGCAGAGGAATACGAAGCAAGGCAGGAGAAAAGAATTTCCAAAGATAAAAACATGATTGGCTATGTAATGCCTAAAACGGCACTCCGCTGGTGCCCGCTGAATAGGAGGTGAGTAAATGACAGCTTATGAAGCAATGTTAAAAAGCAAAGAAAATGCCGCAGACCTTATGGCAAGCTTTTGCTTGGCGGTGCTTGACGGAATTGCTGAGAATAAGGTTCCGGAGGCATTAAGAATAAAAATCGCAAAGCTGGCAAGTAAAGTTATGGATAGCGAGGTTGAGGAGGTTGAGGAGGTTGAGGAGGTAAAGGCATATGAAACTCAAAAAGGATAATGAGCTGTTGTTTATCATCGGCAATGCGGCCTTCTGGATGGCGATAGGTGCAGGACTTATATATAGCGATGATAACGGCGGCATAGCGTACATAGGCTTTGGTGTGTTGTTTCTTCTGCTTGAACTGGTGTCGGAAAAGTACTATGCGGATAGGCTGGAAAGAGAGCTGAATGCAGAACAGCGACAGCAGAGAACGATAATTGTACAGGTGGCAAAAGATGAGTAAGGAAGATATGACACCGGGAGAAACAAAACTAATCAAGGAGTTGAAGAAAATCGAAATTAATAAAAAGAAAAAACACGAGCAAATATTAGACGAGTTTTTATGGGGAGCTGCCAGTTTAGGGAGCTACGAGGGAGTGTTAAAGCGAAGATGAAAAAGAAGAAAAAGAAGCTATCAAACGACTGTAAAAAGTGCTATTATGCAGTACTTTGTTACGAAAGAGGACGAGGAGTAGCGTGTACAAACTATAAACCAAGCAAATAAGGAGGATAAAAATGGAGTGGATCACAAAGCAGTATTACCGCAGAAAGAATTGTTTACATGATGTAAGCGTATCGGTAAACGGCAACAACAAAGACAAGCATGGATATAGAACATCTTTTGCTTTCCGCAATAACTGCCATAAGAAGGTAAGCATAAATGATTACATAGTAATTGGTTTTACCGGAACAAGAGTGTACTTTAAAAACGCACCAAAGGAAACAGGTTTCCACCTTTTTTCAAGGAATAAAGACGGTGGGACGGTGTATCGTGTAGCAATAACAGGTAAGTACGATGGCTTCATCGGTGATTATGACTTACTTTTTGATAACGAAAATGGGCTGTGGTATATCGACAGCGAATTAAAGAAGTGATTGTTATGGCGAGTAAGATATGTGATATGGACTGCTTCAACTGTATATTTGATGATTGTAAATACGATGGTTCCCAGACAGCGAAAGAAGGTCTTATGTTAAGGAACGCAGGTTGTCCTACAAATAAAGAGCTTAAAGCAAAAGAACCTAAAGGGAAAACGAAAACAAAACCGTATACAGAAAAGCAGAAAGAGTATAAACGTCAATACGCAATCAAAAACAAAGAAAGGATTAAGGAATACAAAAAGAAGTACTATGAAGAACACAAAGACGAATTTATGCGTCGGTCGGAACAAGAGTATGAAAGAAGAAAAGCCGCTCCGGGACGGCAATCCCAGTGAGCGGCAGACACAAAAACGCACTTATAGTATAGCACAATTATTTGCGGAGTTAAAGGAGTGATTATAATGGGATTAACAAAACTCGAAAAAACCTTGATAGATGAGCTTTCAAGCATGAGCACCGAAGCAGACATGTGGCGCGACAGTTACTACGAAATAAAAGATGAATCGTTAAAGCTTGAGGGGGAATACAAAGCACTTGAAGATAAATACAATGCGTTATTGGCAACGACAGTACCGGAGGAGGAGTTTTGATGTGTGAATATTGCCACAGCAACCCTCACAAATCAGGTTGCCCGAACGAGCCAGAGCCTAAAGAAATTTATCAGTGTAAATACTGCGAAGAAGCTATTCTGGAAGGTGAACAGTTTGTAGAAATCAATGACGAGCGTTACCACATTGAATGTATCGAACTTTTATCAGTACACGAACTCTTAGAGCTTCTTGTGGAAATTGATATTAAAATAGCGGGGTTGATTGAATGAATTTGGATTTATACAACAGAGTTAAAGAAGTGCCCGACACAGCAAAAAAGATTATTGGTGCAGGAAAGCTTGCAGGAGTAGAAACGGAGGTTGCGGAATGAACGAACTAATGAATGTGTCACAGCTCCCAAAGATAGAGGAACATCTACAAGATGTATCTGCTATGATTGATGACAAAATAAAGCTTGCATTAAGTCTTGTGTGTGACGAAAGCACAGTAAAGGAAATAAAAGCAACGAGAAGTGAGCTTACAAAAAATTTTGAAGTGCTTGAAGAACAACGAAAAGCTGTTAAAAAGGCAGTGCTTAAGCCGTATGAAGATTTTGAAAAAGTATATAAGGCTTGTGTATCTGATAAATTTAAGAATGCCGATAGACAGCTTAAAGATAGAATAACAGATGTCGAAAATGACTTAAGGACTAAAAGAGAAGTTGATTTAATCGAATACTTTGACGCATATAAAAAAGAAAAGAATTGTGAATGGCTTGATTATGCCAAAGCAGGAATAAAGATTAATCTATCAGACAGCGATAAAAAGCTTAAGGATAAGGTTAAGAACTATATTGATAGTGTGTGCATTGATTTGGAAGTAATAGCTGCAACAAAAACACATACCGATGAGCTGCTTAATGCTTATAAAATTACGCTTAATCTTTCAAAGGCTTTTATAAAGGTGGAAGAGGCACACAAGATTGTTGCAAAACCGGGAGATGTGGAAGAAACGGCTGTAAAGCCTAAAGCAAAAACATTAGATGATATTTTAGATGATATAAACGTAGAATCGGTTAAAGCAACATATATGGTAACGGTATCAAGTGAGTACATCACAGAGTTTAACGATTTTTGCAGAAGGATAAATGCAGAGATAAAAGAGGTGTAAGCAATGGGTAATATGGATATATACAATAGCTTAAAAGAAGTACCACAGGAGGCAAAAAAGAAAATATCGGGAGGAAAGTTAAATGGTTTTACCGATGTAAACCCGATGTGGCGAATTAAGAAATTAACGGAACTCTTTGGGGTTTGTGGCTTCGGTTGGTATACAGAAATAACTAACAGATGGATAGAAAAAGGTCCAGATGGGAAAGAAGCCGCATTTGTAGAAATTAATCTGTACGTTAAACAGGGCGGCGAGTGGAGCAAGCCGATTATTGGTGTCGGTGGCTCTATGTTTGTCAATGTCTTTAAGGAAAATCCTGATACTTCTGACGAAGCTTTTAAAATGGCGTATACAGATGCTATATCGGTAGCGTGTAAAGCGTTAGGTATGGCGGCAGATGTTTACTATGAAAAAGATAGAACTAAGTATAATGCAAACGGGCCGGAAACTGAATATGCAACAGAAGAACAGGTTGCAAAGCTCAATAAATACTATTCTGGCAAGAGGGATAAACTGGACGCTTATTTAAAGAAACAGGGTGTTAAAAATATAATCTATCTTCCGAGGACAAAAGCACAGGATGTTATAACAAGAATAGAAACAGAGTTAGCAAAAACAAAGGAGTAACAAAATGGAAGGTCTTGCAACTTTAAAAGCAGAAAACAGCATATCGTTTAAGACGCTTGAGAGCGGCAAGACCGAAGTTTCTTTTGTTGTCGATAAATTATCCATGCAGAATAGAAACTCCATCAAGGCCGCTCTGGAAGAGGCAGGAGATACACTTACTGTTAAAGTAAGTAAATACCGTAAAAAACGAAGTTTAAACGTTAATGCGTACTTTTGGCAGTTATGCGGAGAGCTTGCATATAAGCTTGGTAAAAGCAAAGAAGAAATATACTGGGAGTATATAAAGCATTTTGGTATTTACAGGACTGTTGAAATAGACGAAAAAGCGGTTGACACTTTGATTTACATATGGCAGTCACACGGCTTGGGTTGGATAGCTGAAAGACTGGACAAGGGCAAAAACGAAGGTTTTATATTAATAAATCTGTATTATGGCAGTAGCAGTTATAACGCAAAGCAGATGGCAAGGCTGATAGATGCAGTCGTTGAGGATTGCAAAGCACAAGGAATAGAAACTTTAACACCGGAACAGTTACATGAAATGAAAGAAGTGTGGGCAAATGAGAGGAAGTCATAAAAATTCAATTTTGCAAGGACTTGAAAGAGAATGTTATATAACAGGCAGGACGGATAACCTTGAAAAGCATCACGTTTTTTTTGGAGTTAAAGGGCGTGCAATCTCTGATAAATACGGCTTTTGGGTTTATCTGATACCCGAATACCACCGAGGAACGGACGGTGTACA